AGAAAAGAAGCTTTAGGTTTTGCACTTAAGTTACTTAACTCCATAGGAAACCTTAATGTTACTGTTATTAAGAATAGTAACGCAATGGCTGAACAATTAAAGTCTATAGGTCAAGATCCATCTAAGAGTAGATCATCTTTCTTTAGAGGTGCTGACAAGACTATATATGTAAACCTTGAAACTGTTCGTGGAAATACTTTATTCTATGAGATTATTCACCCTATGGTTGACTTCATTAAGAAGACTGACCCTGCCTTATACAAAAGAATAGAGTCTGAAGTTAAGGAAAGCAACATGAAAAGACGTGTTATAAAAGATGGTCGTAGAGTAAAGGGTTCTTACATTGATTGGGCTAAGGCAAACTACAAAGGCCTTTCTGAAGAGGCGTTAATAGAAGAGGCTTTTGCTGAGATGATGGGTGACGCTGCTTATGGTCACTTTGTGAACAAGCAGTCTAAGCTAACAAAGATTAGAGAAGTTATAAGAGCTATACTAGAGAGACTAAATATAGTATCTCCAATAGAAAATGTTGAGTCTATAGATTTACAACAAATGTCTCTAAAGAACTTGGCTGATAACTTATCTGGTGCTTTAGTAAATGGTAGAAAAATTACTGTTGGTGGCGTTGAGTTTGAGGTTGGAGATGTAGATAAGTTATCTGAGATTAGGGAAAAAAACCCAACATTACTTAGTGAACCTAACCCAGAGACTGCAGACATATCTAAGTCTTATCTTTCAGATAAAGCGAAAGATCTTGAAATAGATCAGTACTCTGAACCAAGATTTGTTAATCGTTTAAATGAAGATAATTCTAAAATGATTGCAGACGCTTACGATAATTTAGTTGACGATCCTAAGAATCCAGAAGTTATAAAAGCCTATAAAGCTTTAGCTGATGAAACACTAAGTCAGTATCAATCCATAATAGATAAAGGTTATAAGTTAGAGATATGGAAAGGTAAGGGTGAACCTTACGCTAACAGTGCTGAAATGATTCAGGACGTTAGAGATAATAAACATCTATATATATTTGGAACAGAGGCTGGTTTTGGAGAGGGTGCTATCACACCTGAGCAAAGAAAAGAAAATGTTATGCTCTCTAGAACTGAGTATCAAGATGTTAATGGAGACCCTCTTGTTGTGAATGATATATTTAGATTTGTTCACGACTTCTTTGGTCATACAGAGCTTGGTAATGGGTTCGGTCCTATCGGTGAAGAAAATGCTTGGCTTAATCATTCTAGAATGTATAGTCCTGAAGCTAGAAAAGCAATGACTACTGAGACTAGGGGTCAAAACTCTTGGGTAAACTACAATAAAAATCTAAGAAGAAAGGATGGTACTATACCTAAAAAAGGTGAAAAAGGTTACGTGCCTTTATCTAAAAGACCTTTTGCTGATCAAAAGATGGGTATACTTCCTGATAACATTGTAAACCCTGTAGATGTAAAAGCTGAAACTATAAGCGATATTAAGATGCAACCTTTCCAAAAGGAAACAGAGAGTGTAGTATACACTTCAGGATTAGGTAATTTAATATTTGATGTATCTCAATCTGTTATAGATTTAGATTATAAACTTGGGGAATGGGTTCAAAATATTCCTGGATACACTACCTTAACAGGTGAGCAAGAAATAGACGCTAGGCTCTCCACACTACTCTTAAAGCCTAAAGGAACTCACACCAATAAAGAAATAAAAGAGTTGATGACTCTTAGAAAGGGTGATGTAGCTTTAGAGCTTCACAGGGCTAACGAGATAATGAAAAGGTTTGCTGATATTAATAAAGAATATCAGATGTCTGACGCTGAATTAAATGATCTTCTTGGTGACGTGAATAAAATAAAAGCCATGGAGTCTGATAAAAGCGACATGAAAGGTATACTAATGGAGATGAGAAGACATATTGACTCACTTAGTAGAACGCTTATAGACGAAGGATTAATAAGAGGTCAAGCTTCTTTTGCTGTAGAGGCTAATGGAGGTTTTTATATAACCAGATCTTACAAGCAGTTTGAAAACAAGAGCTGGAAACAAACAGATACTGACATACAACAAAGAGCTAAAGACTTTTTGTATCAAGAAGTTAAAAAAGAAAATCCTGATTTGTCAGAATCTGAAATAAAATCTAAATCACTTAGAATTTATAATAAGTTAATAAAGAAGGGGGATTTTTCTAAATACTCATCTGCTAATGTATCTTTTGATGGGTTAACTAGAGTCAACTCAATATTTAAAAAGAGAAAAATTGTTCCTCAAGAGATAAGAGACCTATGGGGTGAGATAGATAATCCTGTGTTTAACTATAACAACACAATATCTAAAATAGCAAGAACAGTGGCTGCTGAAAGAATGTATAAAGATCTTTTAGATATTGGTCAAGGTAATTTTATATTTGACGATGCTGTTGAAGGTGTAGCTGAGAATGAGTTGACTGAAAGTAAGTTTGGTTTACTGGAGGGTAAGTTTGTAGATAACGAAATGTTTAACGTTCTAAACAGATTTGAAGAGAAGGTGAGCTATCCTTGGTGGTTAAGCATTTACATGGAGTCTATACTTCTTAACAAGAAAGCTAAAACAGTTTGGAACTTACCTACTCACTTTATTAACTTGATAGGTAACACTTCTTTTGCTTTAATGAATGGTCACGTTAGCTTTAAAAACTCTAAGTATTTTGCTACAGAAGCCATAAAGTCTGTAAGTAATATGACTGACCCTCAAGTGAAAGAGTTTAGAGAGAAGCTAATAAAGCTTAGAGTTATAGATAACTCAGCAACACTTAGTGAGATACAATCTATAACTGAACAGGTTAAAAATAGTAACTTTAGTATATCTGAGTATGTTAAAAATAAGGACTTTACAGATAAAGGAGCTATAGGTTATTTAAGTAAGATAGGTAAAAAACTTGACAACTGGGCTACAGATGCTTATCAAGCTGAGGATAACGTATGGAAAGCTTACGGTTTCTTGTCTGAAAAAGCTAGATACTTAGAGGCTGGATTTTCTGTTGAAAATGCTGAGGCTACTGCAGCTAAGAATGTAAGAAACTTATACCCAAACTATAACGAGATACCTAGAATAATAAGAACAATAGGTAGATCTCCTGTGGTTGGTTCTTTTGTTGCTTTCCAGGCTGAGTCTGTTCGTAACGCTAAAAATGCAATAATGCTTGGGTTTGAGGAAATATCTAGTGACAATCCTGTTTTAAGAAAGTCTGGAGTAGCAAGGCTATCTGGAACTTTAGCAACATTTACTCTTCTTCAAAGCATGCAGTTGTATACAGCTAAGTTCTTCATGGAGTCTTTCTTTGGAGAGGACGAGGATGACGAGCAAGTTGAAACTAGAAAGATAAGAACTGTTTTACCAAGCTGGGACGCTAAAGGATTATTATCCTATACTGAAAAAGGTGAGTTAGAGTCTAGATATTCTAAAGGTCAAAAATACAAGGACAGATATATAGATTACATAAACTTCTCTAGAGTGTCTGGTGTTGGTTACATAAAAGATTTATTTAGATTAGCATTTACAGATATTAAAACGGAACCTGGAAAGGAAAGCTTTATGAGAGTTTTGGAGGCTGTTTTTGAGCCATTTTTAAGTGAAGAAATGACTTTAACTTTATTTCAAGATGCTTATAATAATAAGGGAGGAAAAGTTTATAATGAAACTGATGATGGCTCGACAAAGATTTTAAAGAGTATAGAATTTATAGGCAAGGGAATTGCTCCAGGAACACTTAGAACTGGTGTTAGAATAGGTGAATCATTATTTGAAGAGGACTCTGAACTCGTTCCAGCTTATGAAATATTAGCAATATTTGGATTAAGAGTAAATAGAATAAACGTAAACAAGAGTATTTACTTTAGATCTAGATACGCTAATAAAAAACTTAGCGATATAGTAGGTAAAGATGTTATGAAAGATGAAAGTAAGTTAAGAGGATTCATAACCAAAGGATCTGAAGATTACGACTCAAGAGCAGATGAAGTATTAAATAAGTTTGCTGATATAATTAGTGCCGCTAGATTAAATAATATAGCAGGTGAAGACATAAGACAAATACTAAGAAAGGCTGGAATGAGTAATCTTTTAATATCTATAGCTGAGAAAAGAGGTATTGATAGATACCATCAAGACAACATAAATATATTAAAAGACGAATAAAATATACAAACACTATATAATTAATTATTTAATTATTAAATTTGTAGTACTTTTCTAACGTTCCATTCTGGAACAGTTTGCTTTTTTGTTCGCATTCATAGATTAGTTTTTTGGTTGTTTAAGAAGGAGGGGTAGTTCCCTCCTTTTTTTTTACTATATTAGCTCTATGGAAATAGGTATACAATTAGTTAATGGGGTAGTGTTTGGGTTTAGGTTATTTGCCCCAACAGAATACATGCCATACAACGAACTCCAGCTATTTGCTGGAGTTATATGCTTCTATGTTATTTGGGATTAGTCCTCGCAAGTAGAGCAGTCATCCTCTTCTCCACAGCACTCTTCATCTTCGGGATCAACAAGATCAACTACCCAAGATTCAAATAACTTTTCTTTAGATTCATCTGATCTTTTTAACGCTTCTCGTAAAGCTTCGTCTCTGTCGTGTAACATTACTATATTATTTTAAAAAAGTATTGGGGGTGCAGACGACAAAATCTTTAACCCCCGAATACAAGAACAAATATGCAGCACTCACGCAGCTTACTCTCGTTTTTTAGAACCCCGACCTAAGATGGTATCGACTGCAATATCGACCTCCTTTTGATTTGATGGGACATATACGTCTAATTTTTGATCGGTATCATGAAGATACTTTAAAAACAGCTTGAATCGCATCTTAAACTCAGGGGTTCTTATTCCTTTTGTTTCTATGATAAAACCTTTCTCTAAATTAATAAAGTCTGGCGTATAAGATATATTTCTTATATTACCAGGCTTCTTTTTAAAAGTTGTTTTACCTTTTGTTTTTCCCTTATCCATAAGGAGTCCTTCAAACTTGAATTTCTCTACAAGCTCAAAAGTTTTTCCTTCGTATTGATTTGGGATCTTTGCTTTTTTAAGGGCTCTATAGCAGTAAAGCTCTAGTCCTGAGGCAAATGTGATTCCATCTGCGTTGTGTTTCTTAGCTTTAGTTATCTGCTTTCCTTTTCTTCTCTTGAATCGCATTAAGCTAAGATATGAAATAATTACTTCTTACCTCTATTCCTAGCCCTATTTTTAGATTGACTTTCTAAAACAAGTTTACCAGACTTAGTGTGTGAGGCATCTTTTCCATCACCTTTCTTACCATTCTTTCTGTTAAAAAGGTTTAGCTTAACACGATACTTTTTTCTCTGTTCAGATGAAGAATATTCGGAGTCATACTTTTTCTTTTTCTTGTACGACTCCTTATTCTTTCTATAGTGCTTTGTAGTTTTACTTGCCATGCTGTATTGTTGTAGCCTGCAAGATACAAATTATTTCTTTTCTTTTGGAGCAGTTGGTATACCAAAAACGTATTTAGCAAGTTTATCTGCATTCTCTAAAAGAGATTTAGCGTTCTTACTTGTTGATAGTCCTGAGGCTATCTCCAATACTCTAGCTCTCATCTCGCAGTCAAACTTTAAGTACTTGTACTGTTGCTCTTGATCTTTTTGTTGCTTGTTCATGTCTAAAATTTAATTATAGTTAGTAAATCTAAGTCTATGTAGAATAATAATTCTCTATCCCATATAGATCCTGGTCGTGGGTTTTTCATGCCACCCCACTCAACTGTGGCTTTTGTTATTTCTCGCATCCAAATATAACCAATTCCGTCAAGAAATCTCCAGGCTATACATAAAGGCAGCTCTTTTTGAAGGGCTTCTCTCTGACAATGATGTATCTTCCTTACTGAAGTCCTAGCTCTCTGTACGTCAGCCATATTTAAAGACATTGTTTTAATCTCACATAAAGACACAACCTTCATAGTCTTATTGTCTATAATCTCAGCGTCTACTGGAGCATATCTATCTAACTGCTCAAAGGTTAAGTCCTTACCGTTTAGAAGTATACGAAGAGTCTCAGCTTCTCTATTTCTATCTTCTTGACTCTCAAATCTAGGCTCAACCCTCATCTTTTCCGTTACTGGATATTTCGTAATCAAACGGTGTCTCACCCTCAGGATAAGCTTCAGAAGACTTGATAGTCTCACTCATTCTTCTATCAACCTCATCCATATAAACCTGAAGAAGTATAAGATAACCAGTGAGATCCATTAGATCATTCTCACTCATGTAAGTTTCCTTACTCTTAATTCGATTAAGTTTGTCGTTTATGCGAGATTGAATAGCGTACATAGGATCAACTTTAAACAAAACTCCTTTGTCGAATACTGAGTTTCCATAGGATTTGTTTTTCTCTATGAGAAGGTCCCTAATCTCATCACACTTTTTTCTTATTTCTTCCTGCATTTTTATTTACTTTAGATTCGACAGCCTTTTTCTTAGCACTTTTATACTTACGTTTATTCGATATTTGATCTTGAGAAACTTTTGGACTACGCTTAGTCTTAGATTTTTCTTTCTTGAGACTATCAATAACTCTGTTATTATGTCTTTCATTTTCTTTAATTTTTTGAGAATACTTTACCATGTTCCACGCTATAAGAGTAAATATAACGCAGATTACTGCTAGTGCGATCATTTTAATTTAATTTAACTGTTTAACTTATTTGATTCTTCTGTTAGCAATGCTCTGTTTAACTGAGCCATTGTTGTTACGTGTTCTGATTCAGGCTTACCTTCGTTATACCTTTTAAGTAGAAAAGCTACATGATCTTCGCTTCTCATACCCATTGGAGATTGTTTTTCCCACCCCCATTGAATTGCATCTAAATCTTTCATAATTTTAAAATTTAATTAACAATTTTATTGTAAAGTTAATAAATTTATATTTATAACTTTAATACACATCATGAGACATACATAAAAATTCATAGTCAGTTACCTTATCTATCTTTATTTGTATATCATTAGTTGACTTATGTTTTATCTCTAAACCTCTTGTAAAGTGTTTAACGTTCTGTAATTTTTCAGGATCAAGCTCCCTAACACAAGTCCTATGAGTAGCCTTTTTCCATTCTTTAGCAGGCTTCTCCACTCCTTTTACAAATCTTACTGTTCTCCATCTGTAATAAACTGTAGCGTGATATATTTCTTTTCTCATAATCTATCTACGCATCTTTTTATCATGGTTAATATAAATATTAAACCTATAGTAAAATTAATAATTGACTCTACATCCCACTCCATAACTAAAAAGATTCTGATGGTTGAGCAGATATATACTTTTCAGTATAATCCTGAGGGTCTATAAACTTAGTGTACTCTTTTTTAAACTTAAGAGGTAGTGTACCAGTACCTATGTTTCTACCTTTAGCAAATATAAGATCCACAAGTCCTTCGGTAGACTTTCCATTATCATCAGTCATGATACCATAATATTCGGGTCTGTATACAAGCATAACAATATCAGATGCCTGTTCTATCTCTCCACTCTCACGAAGATCGGATAGGCTAGGTCTACAGCCATCTCTTCTCTCTACACCTCTACTAAGCTGTGAGAGGGCCACTATTGTTATGTTTAACTCCTTTGCTAAATTCTTTAACTCACGAGCCACCATAGCTACCTCTTGCTCTCTAGATGTACCACTACCCTTCACAAGTTGTAAGTAGTCTACAAGAACAAACTTAACCTCTTTAGTTATAACGTACTGTCTTATCTTGTTGAGAAGATACCTAAGAGAAGAGTCTTTACACTCATCTATAAATAGATTAACACCCTCTAGCTTTCCTATAGCCTTATCAACTCTATTAAGCTCTCCACTCTCTAATGCACCCTTCATTATATACCTGTTATTAACCTCACTCTCCAAAGAAACTAATCTTTGTAGTAACTGAGTATCCCCCATCTCGTAAGAAAATACTGCAGAGGGAATACCTACCTTGGCACAATTGTAGCAGAAGGCTAGACCAAGTGATGTTTTACCCATAGATGAGGCACCACCAATAACAATAAAGTCTGTCTCTTGCCATCCACCAGTAAACTTATCTACTGATTGAAAGCCCGTAGGTAAACCAACCATGTTTTCAGAGTCCATTCTCCTTCTTATATCATCATGCAGTATCTTTAACTGCTTTTTAATATCAGGTATGTCACTACCCCTAACTTCAGAAATAGATTTCATTTGTTCTTCTACGAACTCTATAACGTTAAACAAATCATCACCATTATCAATCTTCTTTGTAGTGAGTTCTGCTAGTTTTTTAAGTCTTATCTTTTTATCTTCTTGAGATAAGTATAAGACCATGTTCTTTGTTATATAGGCATAATGATCTGAGTTCATACACTCAGCTACTCTAAGGTCCACAAGAGGATCTTTAATAGTAGAGGATATAACAATCATATCAGTCTTATCTCCTTTATCTAACCTTTCAGACACTACTTTGTATATCTTTCTGTTTAAAGGATCGGTAAATATCTCCTCAGATATAAGGCTATGACAATCGTAATAGTCTCGTGGATTAGACATAATCTTACCGATAAGCCTCATCTCCATGTCCATGTTATCTTTCATCTGTGATGTATTTAGGTTTAACATATCGGTTAGTTTTCTTTTTATCTAGATGTACCTCATTTTCCCATCCCCTAGCGTTAAGCCAAGTTTTAGGGTACTTTCTGTAAGTTCTATCGGGAGTCGATTCAACATAAGCTCTCACTCCTTTTATAGCATCACCCATTTCCGAAATAGTTAAATTCATAAATGTGGTTCTAGCCTTTGGTTTATCTATTTTTTTATCATATAAATTCCAAAACATTTCAAATGCTTTTTCCTTTCTTTCAGCTTCAGTTTGAGGCTTTTTAGCATCACTAAACCTAAGATCTATAGCAGTAAAATGATTAACAATATTATTAAAAACACAATTAGACTCCATCTCGTTATTATACATAGATCGGTGTGTATTTGTTGAGGTGTGAAAGTTTATAGAACTACCATCAACTTCGATAAATTCTACCTTATCTATATTAATAATGTCTGTATCTGATACTCTGTACTTCATAGTTTTTTTGGTTGTTTAAAAAAGGGAGGGGACAAGCCCCTCCATCTTTAGAATGGTAAGTCATCAGCTACTGCTTCTTTCTTAACTTCTGGTTTGTAAGTGTTCACTTCAACGTAGTGAGTCTTACCATACTCGTTAGTTTCTTTCATCTTAGCTACCTTTAGCTTGATGAATTTTTCACCATTGTACTCGAACATGTGATCTGTTGCTTCTTTACCTAATTTAGTTAGGTTTAAAGAGAACTCTACCATGTCCCCATCAAATTTTTCTACCCCGTTTCCAACGTAGATTCTGTTAGTTGTTTTGTTACTCATAGCTTTCAGCTTTTATAAAATAATTAACTAGTGCCTTCCTTTCTGTTGTTTTTATATACTTAGCAATCCTTCTAAGATGTTTAACTTTAAACTCATCAGGTTTATCTAAGTATTTGTCTAGGGTAGGTCGGCTTAACCCTAATCTTTCTGCAAGCCAAGGCTTGTATATTTTGTTTTCTTTTAACTTTTCTTTTAGTGTCATAGTGTTTCCATTATTAAATGTTGTTCAACGATCTCCTCGTTGTCTATAAAGAATCTTCTGTAAACATCTAGTAGATACTTATACTCTTGCCTGCCCCTCTCTATAAACTCATCTCCAGCATAAAATATAGAAACATTATAAGGTCTCTCTTTTTCTTGAGTTATAAATACAAACTCATCACAACCAAATCCATCCATGTAAAAGGCTGATTGTCTATCATAGCCATACTTCTTACAAGAGTTAGAAAACCCATAAAAGCTACCATCTGCAGTAGTCTTTAAATCTACTAATAGCTTATCATTACGATAGTCTGCTTTACCTTTGCAGAACACGTTTGTATCATCATCCTTCCAAGCGTTAGCTATCTCCCTTTCTCCTTCTGATTGAAGAAGATCTTTAACTTCAGAATGACTAAACAATACATCTTGCATATACATAATCTTATCGTATTCTTTTTGTAAGATTATTGTAGATGCTTTAGGATTATTTTCTTTGAACTCTTTAAAACCTTTAGTAGTCCTTGTAGCAGAGTTAAATACTAAAACTTTATTATTAAAGTCATTAGGCTCTAACATAGCTACATGGTATGCTCTACCAAAGATCATAGGCATAGTTTCCTTGTTAAGTTCGGGATTATCCCTCATCATCTTATAAGTCCTAACATCCTTCTTTATTAACCCTAACTGCGAGTTCGTTACAAACTCGTAGTCAGAGTAATAAAAGGAGTCATCGACTAGTTTCTTTATAAACTTATCTAAACTCATTACACTAAAGTCTTAGCTATTTTAAGAACTTTGTTAAGATTATCTTGTTGAGTTTTAGTCATAGTGTATCCAGCCATTTTTTGCTCTACTACACTACCCTTACCATCTTCAATAGCCTTCATCATAGACTTATACTGAGAGTCTGTTAGCTTAGGTTTAGACTTTGAAGTTGTAGTTGATTTTGGGCTAGAACCTTTTACAGCCATGTTACCATCATCATCATCTCCCGTAACTACACCAACAAATGATGCAAGAGCATATCTTCTAGCATAAGATATAGCAGAACCCACACCATGTGCATCTTCTTTAGCAGGTATGTAACAAGTTGATGCTAGGTATTCTCCACTAGAATGCGATAAAATTGTTGTTACACCACCCACATCAGTAGGCATTTGAATAATTGCTAACTCGTTATCTGCTAGTAGCTTACGAACAGAGTCCCATACTGATCCAAGATCGGCATAACTTGACTTGAAGAAAGGGTTTTTTGAGTTTTCTTTTGCAGGTCTTAATTGAGACTGCACTTTAGATAAGGCAAGGGTTAGCTTGCCAATTGTTTCTGACTTTTCCATAGTTTTTGGTTTTTAAATTTAATTAACTTCTGATGCAAATATAGTAAATTATTTTACATATTACTATATTATTCCTAAAATATTATAAGATATATCTTTAGGCATTATTTTCTCTAGGCTTTGAGTTATGCCCTCCATAACTAGCTCTAAATCAATATCATTGTTTACTACCATGAGAATACTTATACCATCCTCTGATGGCATCATAAGGGTGTGGCATAAAGCGTTATGCTCTCCTATATCTACTTGGGTTATTGCCAAGCTATCTGTTTGATGAAAGTACATATAGTTTACCCCATGATTTTTTAAAGCAACCTCTAAACGCTTCATATTTGGGTGCTTGTTAGGTCTTATTCGGTTATCTAGTTTGTAGTCTATACCCGACTCTTTAAGTAAGTTCTCTAGCATTTCTTTTTCGTATTGCATAGACTTTGTAGATAAATTCTATTAAAGATAACTCTTTTTCTAGTAATTCTTCAAGATCTTCGTTACTAAAAGATCTATCTACTGCATCTATTATGTTATATATTTTAACTTTGTTATTTGATGTATCTAGCTTAAATAGTTTTTTACCTTTCAAAAGGGATTGTATATTATCTATATCATTAATTATAGGGTTGATATACTTTCTCTGTACTTTAGCGTATAGAACATACTTAGCACAAGGATCTTTTTCTCCCCTCATCCATACTTGATCGACATCAATTGTCCTTACTTGATTGTTCATCTTCTCTAAATTTATCTAGTTCTACTTCTAATTCAGTTATAATACCTCTGTACCTTTCTCTATCTAAGGTTAGAGTATCTTCAAGTTCTTTAATCTTATTCTCCATAGCCTCTATTCTTATTCTTTGAAATTCTTCTACTTCCA